AGAAGAATATAGGTGTTGTACCTACCTTAAGAACATTAGTTGACCAAGTACTTAGCATAGCTGATTCTAAGAAGTCGTCGTAGTCAGCGTCTCTTAAGTCTACTACAATATCTCCAGCTACTTGTCTATTACCGTGGCGATCTACACGAGGCATACGGTCAGCTTGGATGTCGTTACCAGCTACACGGTCTTTAGTTAAGTTTAAAGAGTGAGTGCTGAAGGGAAGGTTAGTAAATGAACCAGCAGGTGTCGTACCGAAAGTTGTTTCGGCTTTGTAAGACAAGCTGGAGCGTGATCCTTGTGCAAAGGCCATAGTGTATTCTCCTAGTTATTTATAAATGTACCATCCGATATTAATCGGAACATAGTACCAAGGGCTGTCAATCAAACCTTGTCGCCGTTCAGCGTAGTCGATTGATACTTTTATTGTTTGTGATTGTGCGTTAGTAAACGATATGTCAGTAGTAGCTTGAAATGCGTTTATAACTTTGTTAACGTAGTCGTCTGCGGTTGAAGGTCCATTACCCTCTGGAGTAAATACTGTAACAGCAAATACACCTTGATACCTGAGTTGAGGATTTAAGCCTCGTACAGCAGGTCTAGTCACTGTAGGCAGGTACATTACCCTAATAAAGCTAGTGCCTGTTGTAGGCTCAAATACTACGTTCTCGTAAGCAATGGTGGGTAGGTTAGCCGTTGTTGAGATGTGTGTCTCAAGTGCGGCTCTTATATCATTATGTATACTAGCCATATTTATTCCTCACTGTCTCAAATATCTTATAAGGTTGTGTTAGCCTCCAGTTAGGTCCACCCTCTTCTACATCTATAGCGTGAGGTGATCCATTCCTAAGAACAATAGTATCTTTATAGTTAAAGTCTTGTATACTATTTATGTCGTTTAGTAGATTATTAAGACCTTCTGATGCCATAGCTTGTGGGTCTGCTCCTTTAGATCTACCTTCAGAAGTCTTACCTCTAGGTCTACCTGAACCAACATTATAAGAGAAAGATGTTATATAAGCACCTGTATCTACCGTAGGAAGAGATAAGTTTATAGTGGACACAGCTATGTCTTCTAGTCTATCCTTTACAGCTAACTCTACAGCCATATCAACTTTACTTTTTAACTTAGCTATAGTTTTCTCTAGGTTTAATACCGCTTTCATATCTTACTCCTGTACATCACATATGTAACACATAGCAATACCATTAGAGAAGATAGATACTGCTCTAGTTACTTTAACTGTATCTCCGTTACCTATAATTAAGTCGTCAGGAAAAGGATCTATACCTACACCAAGGTAAGGTATTACACACTTACGTGAACCTCTAATAACTTCATCAGGGTTAGCACTAGAGTAATCATAGAAGTAACCAGTAAAACTATAGTCAGTTGTAGACGAACCTACTACAGAACCTGTAGATGGATTATAGCTACCCCCCGTAGTAATTTGACGTAAGGTAAGTGTTTCACCAAAATCCTCAACTAGTTTGAGTAAGTCAAATGCTCTAAAAGACATATGTTACTCCTTCTATTCGTATTCAGGTGATTGGTAGCTTGGTGGGTTCTTAAATCTATCTCTTCTGAAAGAGCCTTCTATTCGGTTAGTGTCTTCTCTCACAGCTTCTACTTTACTCTTAGTAATACCACCAGCTAGTACCCCTACCGAAGCACCTGAAGTTTTACCTTGGTACTCTAGGTTGTCTGCTAGAGAGTAGTAGTGTGTAGCTAAATCAGAGTAGTCAGCTTTTAAGGCTCCACTTAGCTCTGTGTTAACTTTTCTAGCGTATTTAGATGCTATAGCTCTGGCAGACCAAGCTCCAGCGTAATAGACATTATTACCACTCTCAGTTAGAGAGAAAGTAACTTCTTCATTCTGTACTTGTTGATCAGTTGTATCAGTATCACCTACCAATAGTCGTACTGTGTTGAGACGACCAGAAGCCGTAGTTGTATTTAGATCCGTTGGATCGTAAGACCAAGCCATTCAGTCGTCCCCTTTATTTATTCTCCGAGAATGTTATCTCTTATTTTATAATAATCTTCTGTAATCCAACGATTGTTATTTAAGAACCGACGAATAAGACCTCGTTGCTTATCATCTATCTTTGACTTCTTGCACTTCTTAGTATTAAACTCTGCTGTGCTAGAGGTTCTATCTTTAACTTCGCTGTTTAGTAAGTTTACAAGTAATTCAAGTTGTTTACCAGAGAACTCTGATAGTCTATCTCCAACTTTTGTTTGAACTACTAATTCTTCATTGTGGTACAAATAACCAGAAGCGTATAGTATTGCAACTTTGTCTTGATGCAAGCCTCGCTCTAACCAGTTAAAGTGATCTCCACGTTTCCAATCTCGATTGTCTGCGCTAATAGGCATTTTTATAAAGACAGGCCAATCTACCTGCCATCCCAAATATGATGGGTGCATAGGACTACTCCGTTATAAGGATACTGTTATGTTCTTTTATTATTTGGGTGCAACCCCAAGCGATTAAGCTCAGGGTTCACCAGTATTTTATATGTTTTAGTTCTTACTGAACGATAGCGTTAAAGAAGTATCCTAAGTCAGCACCAACAACTTTCATGTCGTATGCCATTTTAACTTGGATATGCTCTGCAACTTGCTGACGCTTAAGAGCATCGTCAGAGTATGATTCAACAGTAACACCTAAGTTGTTTACACTTGGGATATTGTTCCAAGCGAATGTCAAACCAGCCGCAGGTGTCATAAGACCTGAAGAGCGTGGTGTGTGTACTAGTAAAGCATTTTTACCGCCGATGAAAGCAGATGATTCTGCTAAACCTTCAGCTCCAGTATTTTCTACTGCTTCCATTACTAGGAAGTTTTCCATTCCGAAGATTTCAGCTAACTTACCGTCTGTGATCAATGCAGGGTTGTTGATAGTAGAACCACCATTCAAACGTGCAAGGATGTCAGGGTGGTTAACCAAGATATCACGAACTTCTTTACCAACAACCATTGTGTTTGGCTTGAAGCCGCCAGATACTAACTGCATACCACGTGCGCCAGTTGTTACATCTGATATAGGTGTTGAGTTTGTGTAGTCGTTCCAGTAAACTGGAGTTCCAGCACCACTAGCCGCACCAGATACTTCTGTTGTCCAAACGCCAGTTTTGAAGAATGTATCTGCAAATGCTTTTTCACGATGGATTAAGAGACGGTTAGTAAGTGTTTCTGCACCAGCAGAACGTATTTCTAACATTGCATCTTCGTTAGCAAGTGTTTGCTCATCGAAGTCCATACCTAGACCATATACGTCTGCATAGTATGAAGAGTTAGAGATTGCCATACCAATACGGTTCACTTCTGTACGCGGTGCTAATTTCTTAACATCACCAGAGCGATTCATATTCGCACGATCATAAATGTAGTATTTATCAGACTGTCTTTGTACGCCCACTGTTGGGAATACTTTGTCAGCAATAAAAGTTGATTGTTCTTGTACATAAGCAAGCGTTAAGTTAGATAACGGCTGATCTATATGTACTGAAGAGGGAGTTAATAATGGCATTATGTTATTCCTTTAAAATGCTGATTTAGGCCGCTAAGTTGCCACCTTGGATCATTTCTATTTCGATGATTTGTCCATCTACACCAGCTTCACGGGCATAGCCTAAGATAACGTCACCAGTTGCGGCTGTTAAAGCATCGCCAGCGGCGTCTGTTTGTACTGCGGCTCCAGCGGCAATAGTGCCACCAGCAGTTACCATTACTGAACCAGAAACGGTTACAGTTACAGCGTTGCCAGCAGTTCCGCCTACGATGCAAACACCGATAGCGTTTTCGCCAGCAGAATCAGCTAGGTCTACTTGACCATCTGACTCAAGAGTTACGAATTTGAATTGTGCTGAAGATAAATCTTCCCCAGCGATGAAAGTACGGTTGTCACGAGACTGCATTACCGCCATGATTATTCCCCTTTGTAGGTTTTGTTAATAAGTGACTTACCTTCGTCAGTCTTAGCTACAACAGCGTAAGCCTTGGCGTATTCACTTTTCTTTAGTTGGTTGTCGTCCATGTAGGACTTTACAAGACTATCTAGTTTGTCTGAAGATGAGGCGAACTCACCGTCTACATCGGACTTACCAAATTCTTCCATAGAGGCTCCAATAGATGCGTCACACGCCTTTAGTGCTTCCATGATTTTTTCTTCTTCTGCGAACTTCTCTACTAAAGACTTAGCTACAGCTAAATCAAAGTGTGGTAGAGCTTCTTCAGCACTCTTAGTTAGAGCAACATCAGCTTTTTCTAAAGCCGCCGCTTCAAGTGCTTTAAGGACTGGAGCAGGGATGTCAGATTTAACTACCATCTCGCCTTCTATGTCCATCATTTCTACTTCAGCTTTCTTTTCGATTGCTTCAGCAGTTATTACGTAGCCGTTGTCTATAAGACCTTTACGAAGTGTTTCATTTTCAGCTTTAAGTGCTTCTACTTCAGCTTCTAGAGGGTTAACCTCTTCTGCCTTCTCAGCAACTTCTGCTTCTTCTGTAACTTCTTCAGCTTTTTCCATGTCATATCCAAGAGCTTTCATGGCGTCTGCACGACCACAACCCTTGTCTTTCATATAATTAGCTACTTTAGTTTCCATTTCTTCATTCATTTTATTAATACCTTCAAAGGAATTGTCACGCTTGAAGAGGCTAACCATTGCCTGTGCATTGGCTGGACGATCCACTAGGGAAAGTTCTTCAAGGTGCAAGTTTTTTAGGAGATTAGGCAAGTTAGATTTCCTCCTTAATAGCACGTCCACCTATAGAGAACGCGGCGAGTTCACCAGACTTCACCATTGCCCAGACATCATCATCGAATACTTTGTAAGCGACAACCCATCCTTCACGGTCAGACTGGATACCTAGAGAATCACCAATTTCTTTAGTGATCGGGAGTGAGTGTACAACGACACCTACTTGATCCCCTGTGTGCATAGCCTTGCCGACTCGCACATGCTCCATAAATTCATTAACAGCTTTCACAAGAGTGTCAGCCTCTATTACATCACCTTGTCGGTCTACTACAGCTTCACCCTTTTCGGTTACTACTGAAGCCCAACCATAGACTAATCGTTGTTCGTCGTCAGTCTTAAGGATCTTACCTTCAATATTTGCTTTAGTCATATCACTCACCGATGTATTAGCTTCCCACATACGACATGACCAATAGCCAGCCGTTGTTTTATCTTTCTTTGTATCGCAAGAGTGCCTAGAGCGGAAATTGGCTCTTGCTTTAGGGTCATCACGTCGAATCTCCATGTTAGGATCTCCGAAAGTAACTCTCTTAACCTTACCACCAGACTGTACAAAGACTTCAAACTTCTTGTTGCCCCCTTTGATGCGTCTAGGCTTGTTTAGAGTGACTTTCTCTCCCTGATAGTCTGCCTTAGCAAACTCTGTCTTCATTACTTCAGCTACAATGGCTCTGAGAGCCTCTATGCGGTCCACTGAGGGCTGTTCAGCATCTTCTGGGACTTTACCCCCCATATAAGCCATGTAAGCCTCGTGTGAGGCCGCTGGCATGTAAACAGCTTGACCTTGGTAGTCGTATACGTGAGTTGCTCCATCTAAACCTAGATCCATAGACCTAATTCTAGCTTCAGCTTCAGTTGTAAATACGTCTGTTGCGTATTGTCCTTTTAAAATACTCAATGGTTTGGCCTCGCATTATCTACTAAAATTAAATCAAAATTGCATGATACTCGTGTGCCAGCACTTTCAACTTGATAGGCAATCATGTCTATGTCAGTTTTCTCAGGAAAGTGTAGCGGTATAGTGAAATCATATCTATAATTATTCTCGTACACCTCAGTTAAGTGTCTAATCCTAAAAGACCTACCAAACTCTCTTGCGTACAACCTACACTGAGCGTCCTTACCTTTGTTTGTAGAGAAGTCAAGATTAAGTAGATAAGCGGTGAACCCAGCAGGTACTGTATAAACAGCCATTAGGGTCTGAGCTAATTCAGCATCAACCTGAGCTACTATAGTACCTGTAGCACTTGTGGTCCTAGCTGTAACAACACCTGAGTTAACAGTGCCGTGATTGTATTCTATACGATAAATACGCTTGAACTGCTTAACTGTAGTAACTGCTGTAGTACCACTCATCTGAATAGACTCAGTTATAAGGAGGTAATTCTCATCGAGTCCCTCAAGGAGAACAGTATCTGTATCAGCATTGTCTGTTGAGATAATATACAAAGTCTCCGCAGTGTCTAGAGCAGACCAAGGGTAAAGACCTCCAACACTCCAGACACTCTCTGGGTCAGAGTTACTACCTATATCGAAATTAGCACCGAATTTCTGCACTGACGAATAATAGTTAACATCTCCCTGAGCTATAGCTAAAGGATCGTGTTGATATATAAGTCTTGACCAAGTTGTCATTTATAAATCCTTTAGTTACAGCCATACTCTTTGTGGAGCATCAGGTGTCACACCATAAGATGTGTCTAATGTTTCTACAGTTTCTCTAACTGCATCACCTACTAATCTAATGTTCACATGCCAGCCTGTCATAGCTTGCATCTCAGGATACTCCATGCCCTCATCATCTGTCAGGGTGTTACCTGTAGGCTCATATAACGTACCTACAACGTCTATAGCGTAGTCTGCAGTGTTAGTTACTAAATCACCTTCTTCATTATAAAAGTCGGAGAGTACTGTAGCCATAGATGCTTCGTTAGTTAACTTAAGGTAATAGTCAATCTTTATTCCTGATTCTTCCATCATGTTGAAGCCTCCTCAATACCTGTGTCTGTTAGGTCTTCATCCCACATTCTGAACTTACTTATTGTACCCATAAGATTGAAACCAATCTTTAAGTTCGTAGATGACAAATTAGGTAAAGCTGATGGTGTTGTGTTAGCTGTTAGTGCTGTGCCAGATATAGAACCATTAATAAATCCTGAGCCATGGCGAGAGGCGATGTTAAAGGGCACGTTAATGCCAATGTTAAATGCATCGGAGTTCACACTATCCACAACTCCAGCTTCTTCCTGTGTAAAGTAGATCTGCCCATCTAAACTACCCTCGGTGGTAATGTTTGCGATAATGCCGTTATTTGAGTCAAGTGTCCAATCAAACAGTCGAACAGTGCCAAACGCACCCGTATCAGCATAAGTCATCTTGCCATCCATTTGAATAGACATGTTAGTAGAACTATAAGGTAAGTTAGCCGCAGGGACAGTCAGTGTCTCAGCCGCCCTTGTTACAGTTGATCCTGTTGTTGGGATGTAGCTTGATGGGGTTGAGGCAACTTCTGTTTGTGCGCCATAAATATAAACTGTAGATGAACTAGCATTAGATGAACTGTCTAAATTTGTAGGAGCTGTTGCAGAATCCCAAGGGAATGTTACAAGATTGTTATTGGCTCCAGTGTTACCAGTTACACTAATTCTATACCAACCATTATCTACATTTTCAACTGTATTGCTTATATAGGTAGTAGAAGATCCATATGCGCCTGTGTCTACAACTGTACCTGATGCAAAAGAAAAGTTAATTAAAAGTCCTTTAGTTCCAGCACCATGACCTAAAACAACATAATCAGCAGTATCTTTCTTTACATACAGAGAATGCGTAAAATTACCTGATATTGAACCACCTCTTCTAATATAGGGATTAGTTCCAGTTGGCGTTATCTTCCAGCCATTATTCGATCCGTCAGGGCTAGTAACAGAAGAAGCAGTAACACTTATGTTATTTTTAGTATAATTGTTACTGCTAAAAAGATTTGAATTAGTTGCCCTGTTAGTCCTAGCTTCACTCTCATGGAGTACGCCTTCGTTTACCCAAGTTGACCCATTGTAAATGTGGTGGCCTACTCTAGCAACATTATTACCTACAGTCACTATATTACCAGAACTGTTTGTCATTGTGGCTGATGATGCACGAGCATGAGTTACACTGCTAGACAGAGTGCTATCTGTACCGCCTGTCCTGTAGTAGCTCTGCTCGAAGTCAAACACTAGGTCAGGATCAAAGTTATTTACTGCATAAACTGAAAGGGAAGTATAACCATACTTAGTTACATACTTAAAATACCAATTAGCCTCCTTGAAGCTAAAGAAGGAATGATTATTAATATCGTAGCGATCAGTAGTAGAATCGAAAGTCATAGTGCTAGGTAAATTAGCTCTAACATAATCATTGTATATCTTTGTAGGATTGCTCATTAGTCCTCAACCTCATCTTCAATATTAACATTTATGTTCGGGTCGTATTCTAATTCAGCTATGCCCATAAGATCACTAATAACCTCTGGATGTTGAGACACATCAATGTTAGCACCATTAAGATTACGTAGGAAACTAGCGATCTCACGTAAGTCGTGTGGGGCAACATCACCAGCTTCAATAGTTGGCATCATGTCATAGTTCAGACCGTTCAACTCCCACAGTCGCTCGACCAACTGTTTGTTGAGAACATCTGTGATTGCTTGGATGTAACTCTCAAGCGCACGAAGGAACAGGTCTGTCTTCGACTTGGATAAGGCGTATGAACCACCTTGAGATCCTAGTAGAAGAAACTCGGAAAGCATAGATCTTGCTATGTCATGCTGATAACGCTTAACAATAGGATCAATGTCTATATTACGGCTACCACTAGAAGACATAAGTTCTATATCAACTAGTTTTTGGTTAGTAGGAGAACCATCTTTATCTGGATAGCTGTCAGAAGGTAGTATTATGTACCCTTGTTCGTTGAACTTAACATCTCTAAGGATCTGTTGTAAGTTTCCAACGAAACCTGACTGTGCGGCAGAAGCATCACCTGATAGGTACTCAGCAGGAATACGAGCTACTGGGATACCAGCTAGTTCACGTTCTACTGCAATAGCTTCTATAGCTTGTAGGTTATTAAGATATTCATAAGAAGTATAAGCGTTACGAAGAATAGAACGACCACTTGGATCTCCATTTAAACTTGTTGTTCTATAATAAAGAGACTTGT